AGGGCTTTCAATAAGATTCAAAAGATTATAATAGTTCATTGGTCGAGATGTCATCGGGGTTCCTGTTAACAACCAAAGTCTTTCAGAATGACTAACCAAATCATTTATAATTTTTGTCCTTTGAGCTTGTGGGTTTGAGATATAATGAGCCTCGTCAATAACAACCAAATCAAAATTTTCTTTAAGTAAAACAGAATCCTTTGATTTTGGCTCGTGGAAGTTTTTCATTATATCATAATTTATAATATAATATTTGTGTCCCTCTTCCCATTTCTTACCTTCAACAATATAAGATGATTCATCGGTATAAAGAGCAATTTCTCTTTTCCAATTTATCTTTAAAGTTGCGGGACAAATAATTAAAATCTTTTTTGACCCACTTTCAATAGAAGATATAACAGTCGATGTTGTTTTTCCAAGACCCATATCATCTGCAACAATGTACTTATCATTTTCCAAAAGTTTAATGATACATTCCTTTTGATGATTAAGGGGTGGACGATGAGAATACTTTTCCCAATTAACTTCGGCAGTTCTTGTCTTCGCTTTATGAATTGCCGTTTTAGGAATCCAAAAGTCGTGTAGAGTATCCCCACTAAAAACCTTACCCCAAATATGATATGACTTATCTTTCTCTACAAGAAGTTTTTCAACATAAATTTTATCAGGTTCTTTTATGAATGGATTGTCGTCAACAAGTTTTTTTGCAAAATAAGAATCAATCTCAACCCATCTTTTGGCAACTTTTGGTTCTACTTTATTAAATACAATAACATAATCACACTGAGCCCTTGTGGGAATAAATTTAGGATTTACAGCGTGTTGCTGTTTTAACTTTAGAATATAGTTATTTGAACCCTGATAAGTCTCTAAAACTAATAGGGTCTTCTGTTCAATACTTTTAATATCGATTGAATCTTCCACTGACTTAATTATAATCCAAAATTAGATATTTATCAATATGGCACAGAGGAATGTACCGATTACAAGGTTAAATAAATTTTTTGGGGCGGAGGATTTCCATTTGGATGTTGGGATGGGTCGTGAATGGCTAGAGGGAGATATGAATTTTACTCTTGTACTTTATAAAGTTGACAGAACTAAAACAAATACTGATGACGTATACGGTGAAACTACAAAAGATTCTATTAAGTTTCACCCACCTATGGAATTTAAAGCCTTTGTACAGGTTTCAGCTCCCGAGAATAAATTTCTTGGTAATTCAAAACTTGACCAAATGGAACCAGGTAACATAAGAATTTCTGTCTATCAGTCACATCTTGATGAACTTGGTGTTGATATAGAGTTTGGTGACTACGTTGGTTACTATGAGAGCGAGACAAGAGTTAGATATTATTCTGTTGCAAATGACGGTCGTGTAGTTTCGGACAACAAACATACATATGGTGGGTACAAGGCATTTTATAGAACAATTGTTGGTGTACCTGTAAACGATAATGAATTTAGAGGATTATAATGGGATTTGGTAAAAAAATAAAAAAACATATTAAATTAACTCCTGAGTTATATGGTCCATCTCGTAGACAAGAAATGCTTGACCAAATAAATCAGTATGGAACTTTTTTACCAAAATCCATACTACATGAAGATTTAGATAGGGGGTTTTTAGATTTTGTAAAAAATGAATTACGTGTTGTTACGGATGGTAAAGTTGTTCCTGTTGTTGATATTTTGATAACTACACAAAATTGGGCTCAGTTTACACAAACTTGGAATATTAATGATTTGGACAAAAATGTAAGTGTTCCAGTAATTACAACTGTCAGAAGTCCCGAAGTAAAATATGGGACACTTCCTTCTCTTCAGTATACCATCCCAAATAGAAAACAGTTTTTCTATGCAATGGTTCCTAATTGGGAAAACGGAGTAAAGGGTATGGATGTTTACACAATTCCACAACCTGTGCCAGTTGATATAAAGTATTCGATTAAAATTATTTGTAATAGAATAAGAGAGCTGAATGCCTTTAATAAAGTAGTAGTTGAAAAATTTTCATCTAGACAAGCCTATACAGTAATCAAGGGCCACTATATTCCAATCATAATGGACGACCTTCAAGATGAATCAGTTACAGAAATCGAAAAAAGAAAATACTATATTCAAAGTTATAATTTTACAATGATGGGGTTTTTAATGGACGAAAATGAATTCCAAGTAAGTCCTGGTGTTAGTAGAACTTTTACTATGTTAGAAACCAATCAAAGGTCGGCGAAAATTAAAAAAAATAGAAGAGCTTTGGATAATACCACTAATTTTGATTTAATTATGGATTTTCCTTTTGGTGAAAATACTTTTTCTCAAGAAATTAAATACACCGCAAATTTAAGGTCAGTTGGTTTAGATAATATAGACTCGTATGATATTACAATAAATGGGTTATTTTTTGGTAGTAATATTTTTGATACGGTTGGGGGGTTAATTCAGATAAATAGTAACGATTTGCTGACAATAACTGTTGTAAAAACTGATAACACTATACCATCAAGAATCCAACTATCAGTTGAACTTGTTTAGAGTTCACCATATAAATCTTTCTTTTCTGAGCAAGTTTCAACTATTAAATTTTCTAAAAATTTGTGAATTTTTAAACCACGTTTCATACAGTACTTTTTTAGTATAGTATGTGATTCCTCTGATATTTTAAGATTCTTTATTTTCATGGTAGAAAAAAGTAAGAATTTTTTCTTACTCTTTGATAATTAGTTATGAAAATAAAAAACTTTTGGTTTTTTGTATAGTATTTATTGAAAAATAAATCTTTTAAAAACAAAAAGTTAAATGGCAACACAAGTTTTCGTTTCTCCGGGTGTCTATACTACCGAGACTGAACTTTCATTCGTTGCACAAAGTGTCGGTGTTACAACGCTTGGTATCGTGGGTGAAACACTCAAGGGTCCAGCCTTTGAACCGATTTTTGTGACAAATTATGATGAGTTTCAAACCTACTTCGGTACAACTTCACCTGAAAAATTTGTGAACACACAAATTCCAAAGTATGAAGCCGCATATATTGCAAAGGCTTACTTACAACAATCAAATCAATTATTTGTAACAAGAATTTTAGGTTTATCTGGTTACGATGCGGGTCCATCATGGACAATAACATCTATTGCTAATTTGGACTCAAGTAGTGTTTTTCTTGGAGTTGATGGTGCTGGTTCTCCACTTCCATTTACATTATTGTTTACCGCAAACACGACTAATTCAACTGTGAATTTTGATTTTGTAACACCTCCAAGTAATTTTTCTGCAACTACCGCTTACGGCGCTGGTGGAGTTAACTTTACAAAGGAATACACAAAGTTTGATGGTAGTACGTCTTCTTATCAATCTGACTTGGAATCTTTCTTACTTGATTTAGTGGATGGTATAACAACTGCAAATTCAGGTAACACAATTGTTTGGGGTCCATTATCTTCTGACACATACAATACCCTTTCAGGTGTTACCAACGCATTTGGTTTACCTGAGGTATCTTTTAGTGCGGTTACAATAACTGATACTCAAAACGACCCATGGTATTACGCGGCTTTTGCTCCTGATAACGCCGGTAGTAATGTTTATTCCGGTTATTCGTTCTACATGAGATTGAATTCAATAAATCCAGTAAATGGAGCAGGTGTACTTGGAGGTTTCCAATTCCGTTTTGGGGCGGACACTGGAGTAAATGCTGACTGGAATAATTTAGTTTTGGCAACATTACGTTCAAGAGGTATTTCAGAATTTAATACAACATCAGATGGACCTATCTATCAAGTTTCTGGTACTTCAGACGCTTCTTTAAGTACAACAGGTATTTACTTAAATGCACAAAGTGACCCATTTGCCACTTTTGGAGTTTCAGGTACTGATAAAGATGGTAATGCATTTAGTTTTGAGTCTTGTTTAGATGATACTAAAGCAAATTTTGTGTCAAAAGTATTTGGAACAGGAAATTTCCAAAAGAATAGAGTGGATGTACCTTTATTTGTTGAAGAGTTTTTCCCAACATTGTTATCTTATGGTTATAACAATAACAAAATTAGAGGTATCAATAATAGTTTCTTAACAAATGAAGAAGCTAGAGGTGGAAACCTTAATTCTTTGGCTAACTATTTGGAAAGATATCAAACAGCTGTATCTCCTTGGATTGTTTCAGAACTTCGTGGTAATACTGTTTATCAGTTATTTAGATATTTGACAATATCTGATGGTAATTCTTCTAACAGAGAAGTTAAGGTTTCAATTGCAAATATGTCTTTTGAAAACATGACTTTTGACGTTTTAGTTAGAGATTACAACGACACTGACCAAAATCCTGTTGTGTTTGAAAAATACACCAATTGTTCTATGGACCCATCACAAAACAACTATGTGGCCAAGAAAATTGGTACTGCCGATGGCGAGTATGAAATACTTTCTAAATATATTATGTTAGAAGTTAATGAAGACGCTCCTTCTGATGCACTTCCTTGTGGATTTGAAGGTTATTTAATCAGAACTTATAACTCATCGGTTAATCCAACTCAAACTGAAGTTTTCCCAATTTACAAAACTAAGTATAATTTACCAGGTGATGTTATTTCTAACCCTCCTTTTGGACTTTCTACAGGTAACGAAAACAGTACTATAAGTTCAGGAGATAATGTTAGAAGAACTTATTTAGGGTTTAGTTCATCAGTTGGTTGGGATGCTAACTTCTTTGACTACAAAGGTAAACAGAATCCATCTCAACTTTCATGTACTGAACAAGAATATTTAGATTGGAGTAAACAAACAAAAGGTTTTCACATGGACAGTGGTGCAACGGCTGTTACAATTTCTTCAGTCTATGTAAACTCTGGTGAAACTGCGTTTGAAGTAGGTATAACTTCATTTACGACTGACCCAATAGAATCAAATAATCCATATTATAGAACTTACTCAAGAAAGTTCACTGTATTACCTTATGGTGGTTTTGACGGATGGGATATCTACCGTGAAAGAAGAACTAATGGAGACCAATTTGTACTTGGTAAATCAGGGTACTTATTTGGAGCTCAGGTTGGTTGTCCTCCTTACACAAATGCAACAGGTTGGGGCGCTTTCAGACAAATAACAGTTGAAGATAATACTTCTGATTACGCAAATACTGACTATTATGCATATAAGATAGGTATTGAAACATTAAACAACCCAGCAATCATCAATATTAACGTTCTTGCAACTCCTGGTATAGATTATGTAAATAACGAATCTTTAGT